GAAGTATGGTAACCCTTGAAGACCTGAAGAGGGACGGGTGGCAGTCTGAGGCAAAGGCTGCACCCAGAAGGACGATCATATCCATAGAGGGACTGGACAAGACCGGGAAGACACATCTGGCGCTGACCGCTCCGGAGCCTATCGTGTACATGGACCTGGATGTAGGCACCGAGGGCGTGATCGAGTCGGTCATGGCCGAGAAGGAAGCTCTGCTGTATCAGGCAGAGCAGCCCAGTAAACTGGGACCATCCTCCGAGCTTATGAACAGGTTTGGAGATGTCTGGAAGGATATTCAGAGGCAAGCCGCTCAGGCACTGCAACTGGAGGGCGGCACCCTGGTCATCGACACCTTCGGTGAGGCCTACGAGATTTGCAGACTGGCCCACTTCGGCAAGCTGGCCCAGGTGCCATCACACCAGTATGGCATCGCATATAGCGATCTTAGGGAGATCGTCCGGGTAGCCTACAAGAGCAAGATGAACCTCATCCTGCTCCACAAGCTGGGTAAGGACTTCAACACCGGAGAATTGACCTACCAGGGCTGGAAGGATGTCCCTTACTACGCCCAGACCACCATCCGGACCCACCGGGAGAACACGCCCGATGGACCTGTATTCAGCGCCGAGGTGATGGCTTGCAGGCCAAAGATGGAGCTGATGGGAAAGCGTTTGATGTCCGGTCAGGTGACCGGCCCAGGCCAGTACCCCCACAGCCTAGACATAACCAGGCTGCTAACACTGATCCACGGGTAACCTGTAACAAGTGTGGGGGGCTGGTGCGGTACGACGGGGACTTCCCCGCCTTCGTTTGTCTTATCTGTGGATATCTGCTGTACCTCCCCTCCCGGAGGCCAGACCATGATTTTTGTGACCAGCCATGACAATGACAAAGACCTCGCCAGGCAACTGTCCGAGGCGGCTGTGGTGCCCATCCCCTACGGTGACATAGTGTTCCACGGCGTGGACGAGGCACTGGTGTGCGGGGAGCGGAAGAAGGCCTCGGACCTGGTGCGCTGCATCAACGACGGCAGGCATGTTAAGCAGGTCCAGGACGCCCTGGGCGCTGGATTCAACTACTACTTCCTGGTGGTCGAGGCCTCGTTCCGGCAAGCTGAGAGTGGGGAGGCCGAGTACAAGTCCGGTCCCCACTGGACGCACAGCGGAATGAGCTGGGCCAGGCTCCAGGCATATCTGAACGAGCTCCACTACCAGATGGGCGTCCACGTCATGTACAGCAGCGGCGTGAAACAGACGGCAGACCTCGTCCGGAGTATATATAACTTCTTCCAGGCTACCGAGCATAGTTCGCTGAAGAAGTTCTACGCACCCTCCCCCCTGCTGCTCAGGCCTCCAAGCCTGGTGCGACGGGTGGCCAAGGAGTTCACCGGCATCGGCTGGGAGCGGAGCCTGGCGGTGGAGGGTAGGTGGGGCAGCGTGAGGGACATGGTGAACGCCACCGAGAAGGAGTGGACCGAGGTGGACGGGATCGGCAAGGGGATAGCCAGGAAGATAAGGGAGGAGTTGGAATGATGGAATCTATTGCCAATATCTCGACCAGCAAAAGGACTTGCGAAATAGGTAATGGTGACCACCTTTGCTTGTTGCTATTGTTCCATGATGGTAAGCATCAATGCTACGCCTGCAAATGCTATTGGGGGAACTGATGGTCTGCCCACATGAACCAGCCTCTAACGAGACTACGGGCGGGATGTGTCTCAGGTGTCTCTTGGAGGACTTCTGTGACGATAAAGGGTTTCCAACCAGAGAATGTCCCAACTGTGCAGGGATAATTATCCTGGAGCCAATAGGCTACGGCGTTTGTCATGGATGCGAGAAGGTAGCAAAGGAAGTGCAGGAGGAGTTGGAATGAGTCACCCCCATAACTGGGTGAAGTGCAGGAAGTGTAACCGGGAATATTGTGACAGGTGTAATCTGAAATGCCCATATTGCTAGGAGAAGACATGAAGTACAAAGTGGCCATGAAGACAACAGGAGATAAACACTGGGTGATAAATCCATTGGAGTTCGAGACTGAAGATGAGGCAAAGAACTTCGGCTTGGCTCTGGAGAAGGACTGGTATGCCACAGTTGAATGGACAGTGATGGTACAAGACACCGGAAGGCTCTACCCTGTGCCATCCACCAGAATACATACAGGCCTATCCTGGGTAACAGAACCGGAGTAGAGAGGAGGTGAGTACTGTGAGCTGCGGCCAGGTCAAGTTCATCTGGTGCCCCAACCACCACGGGAATGGAGTTATAAGACCTGTTGATTGGGATGAAAGAGACGAGAGTGCTATCCACTGGCAGTGTGAGAAGTGTGGGGTGGTGGTGAGCCGGGTAGCACCCAGGGACTGGTACCCGTCGAGTGACGTACAACTGGAGTTCGACCATGCTGAATGAATTAAGCCTGTTCTCCGGCTACGGCGGGATGACCCTGGGCCTTCGTTTGGCTGGATTGGAGGTGAGAACTATTGGCTACGTTGAAATTGAACCCTACTGCCAAGAACTTCTCCGCACAAGAATACGAGATGGTCTCCTTAGCTGGGCCCCGGTGGTTACAGACATTACCAGTGCCGATTTTAGGCCAATGGCCGGACTGGTGGATATCATCACTGCGGGATTCCCGTGCCAGCCCCACAGTACTGCCTCCGGACGGCCCAAATCAGGGAGTGATCCCCGTAATCTCTGGCCTGACACGTTCCGGGCTATCCGGGAAGTGCAGCCTCGCTACGTCCTGCTCGAAAATGTTGAGGCCATCACATTTAGGAACGGAGGAGCCAGGGCTTTTGTCCATGGAGTGGAACGGGACCTGGCCTCAATCGGGTATGGTGGTAGATGGGACTGCATACCGGCTCACTCCATCGGTGCGCCGCACAGTCGCTGGAGGTGGTGGCGTATTGCCTACGCCACAGGCAGCAGTGAACCTACCCAACAAGAATGCCAACACCAGGAGGTGGAATGGGAACAACAGCCTGGGGGCTATGGCGAAAGCGGGGTGGTGGCCGGATGGGACTGGTCCGAGTGGCCTCCTGAGTCCAGAGTTTGTGGAGTGGATGATGGGATTGCCCATTGGTTGGAGCGGCATAAAGCCCTTGGCAATGGAGTCATACCAGCGGTGGTTGCGAGGTTTCTCTCATGACTAGCTTCTACGACATCAACCATGACTGCAAGGCCTGCCCACTGAGCGAGGGCTGCAAGGCTCCCGTGCCCGCCGTGGGGCAGGGCAGGGTGATGCTGGTAGGCGAGGCACCCGGCAGGAACGAGGACAAATTTGGCAAGCCCTTCACCGGGGATGCCGGTAAGTACCTGGACAGCCTGCTGGCCAGCGTGGGGGTGAAGCGCACCGAGGTCATGATCTCCAACGTGGTCAAGTGCAGGCCGCTCCGCAACAGGACGCCCAGCAAGCAGGAGGCTGACTTCTGCGCCAGCCGCTGGCTGGACGTGGAGGTGGAGATAAACCAGCCGGATATCATCGTGGCCATGGGCAAGGTGGCCATCGAGCATTTCCTGGGGGAGGGGGTGACTGTCGAGCATGTGCATGGCATCCCCGTGGGCAACGTCCTGCCCATCTACCACCCCGCTGCCGGGTTCTACGACACCCGGCTGATGAGGGCCATCCAGAGTGACTTCGAGGTGCTGGGTAAGCTGGTCAAGGGACTGGAGATAGAGCACCCGGTAGACGAGCTGGAGGCGGTGTACAGCGAGGTGCTGCCGTCAGAGGAGCGGAAGTCCTACGTCGAGAAGACAGCCTGGGACACCGAGGTGGTGGACAACAAGCTATGGAGCTTCCAGGCCAGTGATAAGGCGGGGACCGGGGACTTCATGGACGCCGGGGTCTGGGGCTTCATACCGGGGGACAAGAGGTCTGTGGTACACAACTACCTTTATGACGCCAGGTGGATACCGCTGCCCGATGACACCGATGACACCATGCTGATGGCCTATGTGCTGGGACTGCCCCAGGGTTTGAAGGAGCTGGCCTGGCGGCTGTGCGGCATGGAGATGAAGAGCTACCACGAGGTGATAGGAGGGCACCGCAGGCAGAAGGGCATGGACTACCTGGAGAGGGCAGCAAAGCCAGGTACGGCCCTTCCTCCAACCTCCAGGAGCAGTGACCTGCCTACTAGTAGTGAGTCGGAAGCTATCATAACTGACTCCCAGGAGAGACTCTCCTTGATGAAGACCTGCCTCCAATATCTCCTTGATGACCCAGGTCACACTGCCGGGGAAGTAGGAGATGCTACTGGTCTAGGCCACCAGCGTGTGTGGAGACGTATATCCGATCTCAAGAACCTGGACCTGGTGTTCTCGGTAGGGGCAAGAGCCTGGACTAATAACCGGAACCAAGCTATCTGGTGGCCCTCAGAAGGAGCAAGTGTGGATAGGCTGGATGACTGGCCTGACCCACCCGAGCTGGAGAACGTGGTCTGGAACAAGAAGGACAACAAGCTGGAGGTGCAGCGCAAGCGTCCCCAGAACATCGGGCGCAAGATCAAGCGGATACTGGCCGATGTGATGAGCGGCAAGGTGCTGAAGGAGGGGCCAGTAGACCCCTGGACCCGGTGGCACAACATCGATCCCAGGGAGAGGGCGGTGGTGGAGGACGTGCTGGGGACGATGCCGGACGCCTCGCTGGCTGATATACCCAGGGAGGAGGCGGTGTACTACGCCACCAGGGACTCGGACGCCACGCTCCGGGTGTATGAGAAGCTCATGCCCATGATAGAGGAGCAGGAGCTGGGGATGGTGTACCAGATGGACCGTGCCACCCTGCCGGTGGCCATGGAGATGCAGCGAGAGGGCATCTCGGTGGATGTGGAGCACCTGCGAAACCTGGGGCGTCACTACCTGGAGCGGATGGAGGCCAAGGCCGAGCAGATATTCGAGACGGCCAGCATACCCTTCGCCCAGGGCGTCAACGAGGTGGGAGCCAAGATATGGCGCTTCAACCCCAACTCGGACGATGCCATCCGGAAGCTGTTCTACGAGCACCTGGGCTTCAAGCCCTCGGCGTTCACACCCACCGGCCTGCCCTCGGTGAAAGGCTCCGAGCTGGCCAAGATCGACCACCCACTGGTGCCCATGGTGGAGGAGTACCGGCACCTGGCGCACATCAAGGACAGCTTCTGCGACACCCTGCCGGATAAGGTGGTGGACGGCAACATCCACCCCACCATCAACGTGACCAGGACCGAGACCGGGCGCTGGAGTATGAAGCAGCCCAACCTCCAGCAGATACCGGCCAGGACCGAGATAGGCAGGGCCATAAGGAAGGCGTTCATAGCCACTCCCTGGGCCTCGCTGGTGGCCATCGACTACAGCCAGATCGAGATGCGGGTGGCCGCTCACCTGGCCGGGTGCCGCAGCATGATAGACCTGTTCCTGGAGGGGCGGGACATCCACACCGAGACGGCCAGCCAGATATTCGACGTGCCGCTGGACCAGGTCACCAGCCAGATGAGGTACCCCACCAAGACCATGGGCTTCGGCGTCGTGTACGGGTTGACGCCCCACGGGCTGCACAACCAGATGGTGCAGGAGGGGCTGGATGACTGGACCGAGGGCAAGTGTGAGGAGTTCATACAGGAGTACTACCGGCTGAGGCCCGAGCTGAGGGTGTGGCAGG